AATATTAAATTTAATTGTTTTTGTTACATCTAATAAGTACCATCCAGATGTATCTCCCGCAAAGTCAGGTTTTAATTTACCTTCTTTAAATAAAATATAACCTTTACTAAATTCTTTTGGGAATAAACCTAATATTCTCATTCTTTGAGTAGTATCTTTATAATAATCATCAAAAAATTTCATATTAAATTCTACAGCAGGGCGTCCATTGACATTAAATCTTGAACGACAATAATTGGCTGGTAAATCTTGAATATTTACTTTATCATTATTAGAAACTATATAACCATAATAACAACCATCTCTAATAACTTTAAGTGCAACTTCTCCAAAATATTGTTTTACTCCAAAATCATCTAGATATAATAATACTTTATTAAATGCAGACAATACTTTATCTGTATTTGTCTTATCAGAATTTATATAAGGCGTAATCATCCAATCATATCTATATAAATATGCCATATAACGACATAATCTTGAATAAATACCACTTGTTTTATAAAAGAAATTAGATATTTCTCTCATAGTTTTATAATCACAATTATGAATTGCATCTAATACAGTTTGTTTATCTGCTAATCTAGGATTAGTCTTTTTTAAAGCTCCTAATTCTACAACAGCATCTTCTAGTACTTGTGTTCCAACTCTTATTTTAGAAAAGTCTATTGGTACAAAATTATTATCAGCGGCAACCTCTGTATAAGCATCTGTGGTGTCTTTAGAAGCTGTCATATTAAAACCTTTTTTCTTAATTTCTTCTATTCTATTTATCAAAGATAGACACCTTACCTTTCTTTGTCTCTATTTTAGTATATCATAAATTTTAGATCTAGTCAAATTATACTGCTATTTTTAATATCCTCCCAATGAATAATAAGCATTCATAATATAGTCATAATCTACTCTTCCTTCATCAACATAAGGAATAGCTATTAAAATAATATTATGTAAGCGGCAATATTCACGCTTTTTCATATCGTTAAATTGTTGTTTTCTTAAACCTGCAATTCCACCAAACTTGCTTTTTGCTTCATAATGTTGAATACCTTGATATTCAATTAAAAAATCAAGTTCACCATTATCATCAAAAATAGCAAAATCAAATCTTAATGGACGGCCGCTACTACTTACTAAATCTGGAAAAGAATATTCTTCTTTAAAGTTTAATCCTGCGCGTTCTAAAATTTCATGAATCTTAATCTCTCCACGACTAGCTTTCATCTAAAGCCTCCTTTAAATATACTAAGTTCTCTAAATATATTTTATTTTATCTCAAAATAAATATTCCAAAGTTGTCCAATAAAAATGGACAACTTTATAAATTATTTGAAAAGAACATTAAATCTGCAATATTTCTTGTTTTCTTTTTCTTTTTCTTATCTTCTATTTGTTTTATATAATATAAACCATAAATAAATGCAGAAAATTTATCTTTTTTAATACTTCTTGAAGATTGTTTTAAAATAATATTAACACCTTCATTACTTTCAACAAGATTTAACATTTGTTCTCTTAAAACTGATGTTAAAATAAAAGGTTGTAAATAATCATTACGTTTATCAATCTCCATATTTTGACCTACTTTTGTAGACATTAATTTTGTCTTGGCTTGAGACTCATCAATTAAAAATTTAATCTTTCCACTTGACATTTGCGTTTGCGCATAAGAATAAGCTTCTGTATTTATAGGCGCATTAGCTTTAATTAAATATAATGCATCTGTTTCTGTTACATCTGTTTTTAATTTTTTATATAAACCATCTTCATCATTTTCAACTCCAAAATCTGGTAATACATCGTTGGTTTCTGGATCTATTTGTGATTTAGTCATAAAGTCTATTAATCCAACACCAAGACCATTCGCATCGATAGCAATTATTCTAGCTTTATATTTATAATATAATTTTTTTAAATGAATTGCTTGGTCTTCAAAATGTTCTGCATCATAAGTATAAATATTGACTAAACTTTTTAAAGCGGTTCCTTGTGCTTGTGGGGTTACTTTAAATATGCAAACCTCAGTTGTACATCCTATACGTCCAACATCGACTCCTAATACATAATATGCACTTTTAGATGAACGTCCACTATATTCATATTCAGGTTGTAACAATACTCTATGTTTATCAAATTTTTCAGATGAATAAAATGCATTCTCTACATCTCCACTCCATCTACTTCGATATTCTCTATCGAATGAATCTTCATTATACGTACCAGATAATTTTAATTCATCAACGAAATCTTCACTTAAAAGTCCTTCCGCAACTGGTGTCTCATAAGTACCACCTATTATCATAACAGAATCTGGTTCAATAATAGATTGAATTAATAATTCTATTAATTTATCAAAAGCAAAAGAATTTTTCCATCCCGCTGTTGTAATATAAATTTGTGATTTATTAACAACTTCTTCTCTATGTCTACTTCCATCTGGTAATAATCTATCAACGTTTGTAGTAGGAATAATAATTTCATTTAACGCACTTTGATCAATTAAAACACATTCTTCCATTAAACCACCGGTTCTACGTTGACCTCTTGAACTTTCTCTTGCCGCTAAAATATCTATAACAGAACCATTTTTAAAAACATACTTAACATCATTTTTTGATTTTTTAGAAATACCTCTTTCCCAATTTATTTCATTATTAAAAGCTGGAATTAAAGTACAAATTTCTTCTATTTTTGCAACTGTAATGCTTGCTGCCTGTTCCTTTCCACCTGTTGTAACAAATAAATGTGAATTAGGATATAAAATACATCTTAACATCAAAACCATCATAGATAAAAATGATTTTGAATAAGCTCTAGGGAAAGTAGCATAAACATATCTATGACGCATAACTATTCTAATAAAAACCCTTTGATAAAAATAGAATTTAAAAGTACTATCAGGTCCAGCCAAAAAATCTACTAATAAATCTGGATATTCACGATAAAAAGAAACTAAAAATCTTAAATTATCTAATTGCGCATTTAATCTTTCTTCTGAAAGGCCTCGTTTCTTTCCTTTCTGCTCAGATAAGGCAAGTAAATTTTGTAAACTCATATTTACTCACCTTCCTCTAATAATGTTTTATCTAATTGTTTTTGTTCTTCAACATTTTCATAATATTCTTGATAATCTTCATCTTCTAAAATTATTTCATCTTGACCTTTTTCCTTAGCTAATGCTTTATCTTTTTTTTGTTGTTCTGAAATATCACGTTTCTTTAAGTAATCTTCAATTTGTTTAGCTAAAGCTTTATCTTCATAAATTAAGTTTTTAGTATAATCTTTCATATCACTAATAACTTTATCTACTAAATCTAAATCATAATTTAATTCATATTTTGGAATTTGTCCACCTTTTTCTTCACAATAGGCAACCATATTTCCAATACAATCAACAAAATCTTCTTTTGTTTCTTTATTTTGTGCAGCAGTAAATTTAGCTGATTTTCTTAATGACTCAGACACTTTAGATAATTTTTGAAATCCTTCAATATCTCCACTATCTAATGATTGATTCATTTTTAAATTAGTTTTACAAATCAATAGTAGAGTATTAATTGTATCTGCATCTTGAATATCAAATGAATTAGTCATTTCATTATAAGTCTTTTCTAATTCAATCCATTCATTAGGAGTATAAAATCTACCCCATTTCATTAATAAATAAGTTTTATCTTCATCAGTTAATTCTGCAGCTAGATCTGGTAATTGATCCTCTGGAACGAAATTATTTTCATTATAAGGATTATTCCCATTAAATTGCGGTTGACCTAGGTTATTGATATGTTGTAGCTCGGTCGCCGCATTTTGACTTGAAGTGCTAGTTAAAGTTTTATATTCTGCTTCACTAATCTCTCCATCTTCAAATCTTTTCTTTATTTCTTCATCATAGGCAGCTCTTTCTGCATTATTAGCCTGAAGTCTTTCTTCATTTAAAGCTTGTATTTTTTCTGTATCTGCCCAACTATAATCTTTAAATTGTTTTAATTTCATTTTCGAAAGATATTTTCCAAATACAGATGTTCCATTCAAATTAGGATTTTTTGCAAATGCCCTATCCCTTAATGTATTCCATTCTTCAGGAATATAAGGAACATCCATTTTTTCCAGTAACCATAAAAAAGTATCAGGATTAAAATTATCTATGTGCATAGTTAAACAAGATTTACATAACTCAGTTTTTTGTCCATTCTTATAAGTATAAAAATTAACATCTTGCATTTGCTTACCACATTTTTCACAAATTGGCATTAATTTTCCTCCTTTTTATTTTTATTATTACGACATTCTTTACATAGACTATACCATCCATCTTTTGATGTCTTATTTTTTGAAAAAAATCTATTATGGGCTAATTTAATTTGACCACATCTAGAACATCTTTTCCATTTTCCATATTCTTGAGTAGTAAAATACCACATAATATAATCTTCTTTAGCTTGTTCAGCTAATAATTTAGGAATTTTATTTCTCCATAAGGAAGATATATATTCTACAGAATATTTTATATTAAAAATATATTCTAATTGTTCTTGAATTACCGCATTTGTACATCCATCAATTTTTAAAATTAATAAATAATAATATAGTGGATATTTATCTTTTAAAGTCTTTTCAATTAAATTATCTAAGTCTTCCATTAAATAATATGAGTCATTAATAAAATTACCATAAGCATCTTCTTTTAACATTGAATAATTACATAATAATGCAGATAAATGTTTAGGATTAAAAAAAGATACAAAACCATCACTTACTGGCTCTTGATTTTCATCAAAAGTAATATGTTCACTTAAATCTGCTCTAGTAAAACTTTGAACAATACTTGATGTGTACATTGGAGGTTTATATTCATTTTTAATAAGATATTGATTTTGACGCATTTCTATCAATTGTTTTTTTAATAAAAATTTACGTTTACCAGTTGCTTTCTTTTCTTGTTCTTCTACTATTGTAATAGCATCTCTTAAATCTTTTAGAGGTTGTATATTTTCTATATCTTCTTGAGTAATTGTTACTTTTGGAGATAATAATTGATTTTTATCATTTTTAATAAGATTTGAAACTCCATCTTCGCCATTTGGAAATTTTTGTGCTAATCCTTCATATGATGTTTCTCTTTTGTTTACTGTTATCATTCTATTTTCTGTTAATATATTTTTTTGTTTTCTTTCTTCTTTATCCATTGCAAAAATTACATAATCAGACAAAATTTCTAAATATTGACTTGTTAATTTTTCAGGAGCAATACTATTAATAATTTTTTGAACTAACTCACTTCTTTCTTCTGGAGATTGAAGAGTATAATCTAACTTAATGCTTTGTTGTTCTTCTTCCATTGAGTTACTTCTCCTTTCTTAATCATTTTTGTCCTTCTATAATTATTGTATCACAAAAATTATTTTTTGTCAAGCGCAATTTTAATAACTTTTATTGATTCATCTAAAAAAATATTATATAATATATTTATAAAGAAAATAAATAAAAGAAATGAGGAATAACGAATGATTAAATTTTTATTAAGTTTATTTTTTGGATTATCATTAGTAGCAATTATTTTAATTTTTATTATGGGAATTGCTTTTATACTATATTTAAAAGATGTCTTTACTGAAACAGAGAAGCAAGAGCAAGAAATACAAGATGCGGAAGTTAAAGTTGAAGCAGAATATACCGCAAATACTGAAACTATAAAGCAACGTCTCCGCGAACACTATCAATATTTATTAGATAATCATTATGAGGTTGTTTTATTAGCGTTACAAGGTAGTCAAAATTATGGATTAGATGAATATAGTAAAGATTATCAAAGTGATGTAGACAGTAAAGCTATTATTTTACCTAATTTTAAAGATTATGTTTATAATAATCAACCTATTAGTACTACTATTGTATTAGATAATAATGAACATATTGATATAAAAGATATAAGAGTTGCAATGGCTGTGATAAAGAAAATGAATATTAGTTATATTGAATTATTATTTAGTGATTATGTAATTATAAATCCTAAATATGAAAAAATAATTAAAGTATTATTTGAAAAAAGA